GGCGATCGTGCAGTTATTGGGCACCGAATCATATAACCCTTCTGTCAAGAAAACCAAATTATGGGAACAAATTAGGTTGCTACATAGACCCAATTCTAGTAATATTAGGATAGGAGTCATAGAAACCTCAAATGTCGAAAAAGTTTACACCAAAGAATCTCAGACAACCAATAGATAGATACGAAGAATCCACATGGCTTGCCAATGGTGATCCGGAATGGGAGAATGACATTTATGCTGTATGGGCCGACAAGTTTCCTGTCACACCCGGACACTTGTTATGGATTCCAAAAAAGAACGATCTTCATCACATTAAGGTCACATACGCAGAGGCTTTTGATTATGGACAGAACATGGTGGAATCAAAAACATGGGATGGATTCAACATCGGGCAGAACATAGGAATAGCCGCTGGACAAACAATCCTGTGGCCACACATACATCTCATACCCAGGATGGATTCTGATGATGAAAACAAGGGTGGTATCAGGAGAGCAATACCAAACGGAGATCACACGGCCTATTACTAATGAGAAAACGACACAAAAGATCAACAGGAACCATATACATATCACCGGATGGTGGGCACACAGTTTATGAACAGAACGCAGACGGCACCAGGGGAAAATGTGTGCTGGAAGATGCCACTGCTAAAAAAAGAAATCAGTTGTTGGAGGATGAAGAACTATTTGGCGAAGAGGCGTACGATCTAAGGAAAAAATATCCCACGCTGAGAAAGGCCTACAACCAGTACAAAACAATTTTTAGATTGGTGAGAGAAACAAATGAATAAATTAATACAACCCATGTCGGAAAATCTAATGGTACAGCAACAGGTCAAATCAAAGTGGCAACACATGGTTGCAGTGATATGTTTGAATCAGACCTATAGGAAACAGGTTAAAGAATGCCTGCCTTTGCTTTTCAATAAATGGCCAACAGCGGAGAAAATGAGCCGGGCGCCATTGAGGAGCATACAAAAGGTCATCAGGCCATTAGGCATGTGGAAGGTCAGGAGCAAGAGGCTTAAGAAGATGAGCCAACAGTTCCCGGAGTGGGATCAAAAAGAAGCATCTGACTTGTACGGAATAGGACGGTATGGTTCGGACAGTTACAAAATTTTTTATCTAAATAAAACAAAAATTAAAGTTGAGGACAAGGAATTGAAAAAATACCTAAAGGAAGTCAATGACCAAATTAGTTAGCATAATTGGTAATGGAGAATCGAGGAGGGGATTCGATCTCACCCCATTGAAGACATTCAGCACAGTTATAGGCTGTAACGCACAGTTCAGAGATTATGTGTTTGATTATTTTGTGTGCTGTGACAAACATATGTGTCAGGAAGCGGCAAACAATGTTGGCAAAAACATCACTATCTATACCAGAGATAATTGGGCAGACCAATTCGCCATGTGGCCTAATGTGAAAACACTGCCACCCTTGCCATACCAAGGCGATGAGAGACCGGACGATCCCTGGCATTGGGGCACAGGACCACACGCAGGAAATGTTGCTGTTTCATTCAAACCCAAGGCCATATTCATGATAGGTTTTGATCTCTATCCCATAGACAAAACAACTGTCAACAACATCTATAAGGACACCAAAGGTTACACATACATAAAGAGACCTGTGGATCCCAGATATTGGGTGCATCAGTTTGCCAAACTCTTTGAACACAGCGACTGCAGATGGATTTTGGTAAATCAAGAGTCTTGGAAAAGACCCCAGGAATGGGAAGGGTTTGACAACGTTTTCTCAGAGACCTATGAGGGCATGGCAAAATACATCAATAAACAGTTGACAGAGCAACAGAAAGGCAAGTAATATAAAGAATGGCTTTTTATTCCACAAAAACTTATGGACACAACATTGGACTTTCCTCGGTGTTCAGACAACCCAACGCAGATCATTCACACTGTCATTTGCTACACGGTTACAGTCTACAGTTTAGATTCACATTTGGTTGCGACAAACTAGACAACAAGAACTGGGCGGTGGACTTCGGTGGACTCAAACCTTTGAAGGCCTGGTTGGAGGATCACTTCGATCATAAACTAGCACTGGACAAAAACGATCCCCATCTTGATAAATTCAAGGAGTTGGAAAAAATGGATCTGGCTGAAATAAGGATTTTTGACGGAGTGGGTGCTGAGAAGTTTGCGGAACACGCCTTCAACTTCGCCGACAAATTGATCAGAGAAAAAACAGATAATAGATGTTATGTTGTAGAAGTGGAGTGTGCGGAACACGGAGCGAACAGTGCCATCTACAGAAAAGACTAATCTATACCATAGCAGGGTCAAAATAAACCTAGACGATTTGTCCTATTGGATCGACCTCTATGACACAACACTGGCCGGCAAGTGGTTACACGCACTATCAGAAAATTTGAATCATAAAAAGTTCCTTGAGAAAAATTTTTGTTTCTTGGGGTTTCCCAACAGCAAACGTGACTTGAGGTATCTAGTGGATCAATTGATCTTCAACAGCAAGATCATAAACCAGTTTGAATTTGATCAAGAATACAAAGTTAAAGATGATTATGACGTAAGTGATTTCCAAAATAAAGACCTCAGTTTAAATCATGACACCTGTAATCTTCTTCACAGATATTTCGAGGACCTGCAGGGCACGGCATGGGAGTTGTCTAAATTTTATAAACAAGCAACTTACGAGGTCAAATTCAGCATAAGACAATTGAACAATCTTTGCCATGAGATAGAAAGTTGGGTGCTGGCATATAGGAAGCACAAGACAGATCCTAAATGGCTACGTCCAAGCCAGATAACCACGTTCCTCAATGCTAAAAGATATGACCTCGAGGACAAGGATTTTGATTTGTTTCTCAACAACAGATACGACAGAGATTTTGGCGGAGTATATCTGCACTGGAGTCAGGTGGGCAAAACTCTTTATGAAGTTTTCCGAGACGAAGAAACAGAATTGCTGGACGAAGCCACTTGTTCGGCGATAAATCATCAAAAATATTATTCGGGTGAATTTGACATAGAATGGGGCAGAACAATCAATGAGAATGATCCTTTCAAAAAACAAGAAATGGTAGAATTCAGGAATTGGTTGGACAAAAACAATTATGATTGGAACGATCCAAAACTGGCATTAGGTTACATCAAACTGGGCCAAGTCAATCTCATGGAATCTTTTGGCACTGAAGATTTTGAAAAAGTGTACGAACAGTTATCAAAAAATTTAAATATAACCAGTATTGAAATACAGGGCAAACTTAACGCAAAAGCAGATTTTCCGCACAGTGTTGAGTCACCCGAATATAGACAGATGCAGATAGATTTTTTAAAACCGGGTTATGATTGGAGTTCGCATAATGGATAGGCATATCTTGTGTGTGAAATGGGGCAACAAGTATATCCCCCAATACGTCAATGTGCTCAAATCCATGTGCCAACGACATCTCACTGTGCCCTATCAATTCCATTGTCTGACAGAGAGTCCTCATGGCCTCGACCCAGATATCAATGTGATCGAACTGCCCAACCTTCCAGGAATAAAAACATGGTGGTCAAAATTGTACATGTTCGCACCACAATTGCCTATCAAAGGCACAATACTCTATTTTGATTTGGATGTCATTGTGTTTAGGAACATCGACAATCTGTTTGATCATGCTCCTGGCACTTTTCAAATCATAAGGGATTTCAACAGATGCAGGGTAAAGGATTGGAGCCTATCCAATTCGTCAGTGATGAGATGGGAAACCGGAAAGTTAGATTACCTTTGGAATGAATTTCAAAATAATCCTCATGTCATAATGGGAAACAACCATGGAGACCAGGATTGGATCACAAAGCGTGCCAAGGACGACATTACACATTGGCCTGATGAATGGATCCGAAGTTACAAATGGGAAATGATTGGCAGGAAGGACACCAAGATAGTCAAGGGAGCCAAGAAAGTTTTCCAACATCCACCCACTATTACCGAAGACAACAAGGTAGCGGTGTTTCATGGCGAACCAAAACCGTTCAATTGTGGCGATCAATTCGTGATTGACAATTGGCGATAATCTGTTAAACTTTATATTATGCGTATAGGTTTCTGTTGTAAATGGCTCAACGACAAGTCCGAATTTGGCGGAATGAAAGTCAACGCCAAGGACAGAGATCTCAATGGCAGGTCAACCACAATGCGTTGGTTGAGAGAACATCCTGAAGATGCTGAACAGCGACAGTGGGACATAATGAATCACAATGCCGCGGCCGCTGTTAGAATGATAGAAAGGGTGGCCACACTGCCTCCCGAGCGTAGGATGGTGAGACTTGGATCTGAGATGCTCCAAGGTTACACAGAGAAGAACTGGATAGACTGGTGGCAACAGCGACACATACAGGATCACCTTGCCAAGATATTTGCCCCGGTGGGCGAGGCGTCAAGGAAACACGACGTCAAAGTCAGTTTCCATCCAGGACAATTTTGTGTGCTGTCATCGGAATCCGAAGACATACGTGAGAGAAGCATATTGGAATTTGAATATCACGTTGACATGGCAAGATGGATGGGTTTTGGCAAATCATTCCAGGATGGTTGCAAGATAAATGTACACATCTCCGGCAGGAGAGGTCCACAAGGAATCATAGACATACTGCCCAGACTGTCAACAGAGGCAAGGAATTTGATCACGATAGAGAACGACGAAATGAGTTGGGGTCTCGACGCCAGCCTCGAACTTGATAAACACGTGGCGTTGGTAATGGACATACACCATCATTTGATAAGAGCAGAAGAATACATACAGGCCAACGACGACAGAGTCAAGAGGGTCATAGACAGTTGGCGTGGTGTTAGACCCACTATGCACTACTCATATTTCCGAGATGAAGCATTGGCTATGGCAGGCCTCAAGCCGGAAGAGATGCACAATCAAATGCATGACATGAAAGATTTACTGGCTCGTGGAGCAAAGAAACAGAAACTGAGAGCACATTCAGATCTATTCCCCAATCATAAAACAAACGAATGGGCATTGAGTTTTGCCGAACACTTTGACATACAGTCCGAGGCCAAAGGCAAGAACATGGCCGCAGAACAACTTCATCAACAGTGGCTAAATACCCAAAATGAAGTTCAAAGAATTTGATCGTTGTCCAAGAACAAAAGCGTCTGCGTGCCAATGCGAATCTATCAATAGAATAAACGAAAACGAATCAGAAGCAAGAGCAGTCTGCCAACTCTCACACAGCGAAAAAGTAAAAGGCAGTGTGGTTATGATGCAGAAGTCAGGCACACCCACATTAATGATGTACAATATTTCCGGACTGCAACAGGGAGAACACGGGTTCCACATACACGAATTTGGTGACCTAAGCAAAGGTTGTGAATCGGCAGGAGGACATTACAATCCAGACGACGTCGACCACGGAGATCTAGAAAAAGGACACGTTGGGGATCTAGGGAACATCACAGCGGATGAAAACGGAATGGCCAAAGGCCAGATCGTTGCCAAGAGAGTGGATCTATTGGGAGAAAGATCAGTTGTTGGTAGATCTATAGTCGTCCACTCGGACAAAGACGACCTGGGCAAGGGTGGTGATGCTGAATCATTGAAAACTGGTAACGCGGGTGATAGATTGGCCTGTGGTGTAATTGTGCTATCTGAATAGTCTTGAAAAACCATTTTCATCCTGTTAAAATAAAATATGATCGAAAGAACCACATGTGGATACCAAAAAAAATTCAAGTTCAACATAGACATGATGAACGAGGGGGTGCCGGCAGACTGTATCGAATGGTGCGAGAAAAACTGTTCGGGGAAATGGGGATGGTGGTTCCAATCCACGGATCTATATGATCCCACACTGCATAATTACGAAGAGCAGAATGCTTTCATGAGTTTTGAGAAAAAGATAGACGCGACTAAATTTTGGATGTCAAAACTTAAAAGCATCACGGAGAACAAATGACAAAATGGTTTACAATCACTGAACCTGCCAAGAAGCAGATAGAGAAATTGCTGTCTAAACACCCCGACAAATATGCGGTCAAACTGAGTGTGCTGGGAGGCGGATGTGCCGGTTTTAAATATGACTGGGGATGGTATGACAACAAAGAAGATTTAGAGAAAGATGATGTGTTGACAGAATGGCCCAATGGTAAATTTGGAGTCGACAGTTTAAGCCTGATGTATGTGGCGGGCACCATAATCGACTGGAAAGAAGAGGTCTTTGGATCTCAATTTGAAATATCCAATCCCAACGCATCTTCAGGATGTGGATGTGGTGAATCCTTTGGAGTATGACGGAAACCGCATTCGTAATAGGCAACGGTGAATCACGAAAAATTTTTGGCAACCTAGAAATCTTGCCCGACAATGGAACCGTCTACGGGTGCAATGCCATCTATAGAGATTGGGCCAAAATTTGCGACAGGATAGTGGCAGTCAATGCAGACATGTTTGATGAGATCAAACAAAATATTCACGACAAAGAAACAAAACCCAACTTAGAATTGATAGGACCCGATGATGTCAGTAAATGGGATTACATCAACCCCGACGACAACCCCGGGGACCTGCCCGAAGGTCTTAAAATTTACAGGACATGGCAAGGCGGAGACATGAAAAGACAATCATATTCAACAAGGGATTTCACAAAATCGATCGGATCCGGTTGTTCCGCGGTGTTACATGCGGCGGAAAGTGGTTACAAGAATATCTGCATCCTGGCATTTGATATCCTAGGAGCAAGGCAATGGGCTCAAACGGATGGCCTACAGAGCAGGATTCAAAATAACATGTACAAGGAAACAGACAACTATCCCAAAAGAATGAACATGAAAGCCTATCTAAAATATGAATGGCTTTTCCACCTCACACAAACCATGAGAAGATTTCCCGACACAAATTTTTATTTTTTCAACAGGAAAGAATATCTACAAGGCAATTATATGTTGCCAAAATACTTTGCATACGCCCCAGGAAATGTCAGGGCCGGCACCTATGCTGATTTGATGCGTTGGTGTTCAAATGACAGAGATAAAATAGAATGGCAACGTTTTTAGGAACTGTTACTCATAGAGTCCTATGGCCTTTTCACTGCTGGCATCCATGCTATAAATTTTCCTCATTTTGACACCGATCCGTTGAGCATATTTTTTGCTGTCACAAAACGAACAGACATGTTTGAAATCATTGGTTGCTCGTGCCGGATCAACTTTTGCCCTGGGCCTCAGGAACGTGACCCCACAACAATCGCACTTGAAAACATACACAGTGTTTCTACGCTTGAATGTGTGATATGTGCCAAGTTTGCTTTGTCGTTCGTATAACCGGATGGTTTTAAGTGTCTGCAGGAACATAACAGTATGCTAATATTTAATAAATACTAGTGATTTTAATATGGCCAGATTAACAATAGACCTAGGAACAACAGGAAATTCAGCAACGGGAGACTCCGTAAGGGGTGCTTTCAACAAGTGCAATTTGAATTTCACGGAATTATATACCAGTGTGGCCAACGCAGGGTTGGGTGGACTATTGACCACTCCTTTCACAAACGGTGATTTAAGAATTCAACCAAACGGAACAGGTTCTATAGAAATCGATCAATTGAAAATAGACAGTTCAGCGATCACATCTATAGGCACAAACTCCGACATAACAATAACAGCCAACGGCACAGGCAATATTGTTTTGGGACAAATGACCATCGCTGACAACAAGATTACCACAAACACATCAAATTCCAATTTACAAATTGATGCCAACGGCACAGGTGCAGTTGAGATATTGACACAAAAAGTCATAATGGCCAACCTTCCAACATCGGCGGCCGGTCTGGCCACAGGTCAACTGTACAATGATAGTGGCACATTGAAGGTGGCGTAATGACAAGACAAGTATTGAACGTAGGAATAGTTGCCAATGATGGAACGGGTGACACTTTCAGAATAGCCGGTCAAAAAATCAACAACAATTTTGAAGAATTATACAACGAAACAGCGGCGGACACACAAATAGATTTCGACGGCAACAACATAATTTCAAATTTATCAAACGCTGACATAAACTTGCTAGCCAGTGGCACAGGAGGTGTCAAATTTAATAATCTTGTTGTTGACAAAAACATCGACATCAGGGACAACAACATAACAGCGACCTTATCAAATAGTGACATGGGTCTAAACGCCAGTGGAACCGGATCTGTGATAATGTCAAGAGTTGCCTTCAAAGACAACACTGTTTCTACCTTCACGTCAAATGATGATATAGAGTTGACGGCCAACGGCTCAGGCACGGTTATGATAGCAGGATTCAGTTTTCCGACTGCGGATGGATCATCTAGTTCGTTGATATCGACCAACGGAAGCGGCACACTTTCATTTTCACCGGCATCGTTGGTTTTAGACAGCACGGAAATATCAGACGGAACCACCACATTAAATTCAAGCACAACCGCTAACATAGATACATTTGATTTGTCGACTTATCGACTGGCAAAATATTTTTTGAGTATCACCGATTCAACAAATTCGCGTTATGAAATTGTTGAGGCCAACATAATTCATGATGGTTCAACCGCTTACGTCAGCACACAAGGCAGTGTCTCAAATTATGGCTCGGGTCTGCTGATTTTTTCTGCGAACGTTTCAGGTGGTAATGTTGAATTGCAGGCAACACCAATCAGTGATGACAACTGTGTGATAAAATTTGTTAGGATTTTAAGGACAATATAATGGCGAGAGAAATAATAAGCATAGGATCAAACGCTAACGACGGCACAGGCGATACCCTTAGATCAGCAATGATCAAGGTCAATAACAATTTTGCGGAATTGTACAACGAGACCGCCGTTGATTCGGGCATCACGATAAGTGGAAACAATATCTCTGCCAATAGATCAAACGATGACATCAACCTGATACCAAGTGGTACGGGATCAGTGACTGCCACAAATCTCACCATAGATAGCAACATAAACATCACGGACAATGTGATCACAACCACTCAAACAAATAGCGATCTTGTGTTGGGTGCATCAGGAACAGGATCTATTGTTATGGACTCTATCTCTGTGAAAGACAACACAGTAACCACCAATGTTTCCAACGCCGACCTTGAATTGTCAGCGAGTGGAACAGGAACAGTGTCCATTAATGGATTGAAGTTTCCTACAAGTGATGGAGCGTCGGGAGAATTTTTAAGGACAGACGGTTCCGGAAATTTAAGTTTTGCGTCAGCGGGACTGACATTGAACCATTCAGATATCACTGATAATTCGGCCACACTGTCAACATCTACACAGACCGCGATAGACACCTTTGCCTTGGCCTCATACAGGAGTGTGAAATATTACATACAAATAACGGATTCCACTAACAGCAGATACGAGATATTGGAAGCGAACGTGGTGCACGACGGCACGACTGCCTATGTTTCCACCTCAGGCAGTGTGACAAACTACACAGGAAGCCTGGCCACATTTGACGCTGACATTTCAGGCGCCAATGTTAGGCTATTGGCCACACCCATATCAAGTGACAGCACTGTCTTTAAATTCCACAAAGTTTCTATCGACCTATAGATTACGTTCGGTTTATAAAAATCCTGATAAATAACTGCGATGGCAAGACAAGTAATCAACATAGGAACTACCGCTAACGATGGAACTGGTGATCCGTTAAGAACAGCCTTTGACAAGATCAATGACAATTTCGTAGAACTATATGGTAGTGACAACAACCTCAACACACTGGACGCAAATCTAGATGTTAACGGTAACAGCATTGTCACAGGTGTAACCAATGGTGACATCACGATTGTACAAAACGGAACAGGCAATATCAATTTGGGTTCTATCAAAATAAACGGAACCACAATAAGTTCAGATGATTCAACACAGATCACTATAGCAGAAAACATCCAAACAACAGGAACCTTAAATGTGACAGGTGCGGCAACGCTGGCTACATCATTGACCCTGGCGTCAGGTGCCACAGTCACAGCAGTTCTAGACGAAGATGCGATGGGATCTAATTCTGCCACAGCACTGGCAACCCAACAATCAATCAAAGCATATGTTGATTCACAGGTAACAGCACAAGATTTAGATTTTACAGCGGACGACTCAACAACAAATTCCATAGACCTAGATTCAGAAGTTATGCAGTTTTCAGGTGGTACAGGACTTACTTCGAGTGCTACCAACAACACAGTTACCTATTCTATAGACTCCACAGTGGCAACATTGACAGGATCTCAGACTCTTACAAATAAAACATTAACGTCACCAACTATCAACGGTGCCACAATGACTGGTTCGGTCACTGTGGACAATTTAACTTTGAACGACACAGATATCACAACAAGTTCAAATGCTAATTTAAACTTGAATCCAGGTGGTACTGGCACAATCGAAGCACAGGCTAATACAAATGTAACCGGCACATTGACAAGTTCAGGAGCATTGACTGTTTCGGCCGGAGGTGCTGACATCACAGGAACACTGGTAACTGACGACATCACGACAGCAGGTACCCAAACGATAACAGGCACTTTGAATGTTGATTATGTTAGATTGAAAGACAATGCTATCACTACAAATGCATCAAATGCCGACTTGGAAATATCAGCAAACGGCACGGGTACAATCATTATTAATTCCGCTGTTAGTTTTCCTAACAACCAAGATGTTGACATCACTGGTTCATTGAGTGTGGACAACATCGACATCAACGGAAACACAATATCATCTACAAACAGCAATGGTGCTATCAATATCACTCCAGACGGAACAGGATCAATCACTCTTGGTGGTAACGTGGTAGCAGTAACAAACGAGTTGGCCGCCACAGACATAGCAGTTGGTAGTGAGATACAGATGGGTTCAGGTGCAGAGATTGTGGCAGTGACCACAAACGACGACATCACTTTGAGAACAAACGGCACAGGAACAATAGCAATAGAAAACGCACAGACAGAAGCGACTGTGGGTGCGGCGGGTGGTGCATCGGCTCTTCCAGCAACACCGACTGGTTACCTTAAAATAAAATTGGGTGCCACAACATTCAAAATACCTTATTACGCTAATTAATAACCCTTAAAAATTAATAAATACCATTGGAAGTAAGTTATAATGGCAAACGTCACATGGACATCGCCAGCGGGTTCGCTAGGCATTATAAATGAACGTGATTTTTATTCCAAGCAGTTGGAAGCGAACACGGGCGACTCTGCCAGTTTGACTTACTCCAAGATCGCAGGAACCCTACCTCCCGGTATCAGACTTACTTCCACAGGTTTACTGCAAGGAACTCCATTTGAAGTTGCGACACGTTCTCTTTTCGAGTTCGTAGTTCGTGCTTCAGATGGAACTACCATAGCAGATAGATCCTTCAAGTTACAGATACAGGGTGCCGACGATCCAAGTTTCACAACACCGGCAGGAGCATTGGATCTTTCCGATTCAAGCAGGGTTGGCAACAAATGGGTTTTGGATGGTTCGTTCATAGAATTCCAAATACAGGCCACAGACACAGACACCGCCACAGGACAGACGCTGGTCTATGACATTGTGAAAGGCGAATTGCCTCCGGGAATCTCTATGTCAACTTCGGGATTGGTCTCGGGCACTGTGAGATTGACGGATGACGAAAGATACGGAGACATAGGCGGTTATGACAACACCTATGCC